CATCGGGCCTGCGCGGCCGCAGCTTGTGCCGAAAGCCGGTAACCGTCGATACTCATCCCAGCACCAGCATCTCGCGGTCCTCATAGACCGACGGACCTTCGCCATCTCCCGCTACCGGGCCGGCCTCGAGCAGCTGCACGGCGTTCAGCATGGCGATGAGCGGATCGATCTTGCCCGCTCCCGCCATCTGCTTGCTGATGTACAAGTTGCTTCCCCTCAGCTCGGCGCGGGCGTTCGAGACGCACCACTCCATCAGGCGTGAACCGTCATGCAGCAGCATGCCGTCGCCCAGCTTGAATTCGACTGTCTTGATCGTGCCGGTCAGGCCTACGCCCTGCCGCACTGAAACCACGTGCCCCTTGCCGGTCGCGTCATCGTACGGGAACAGCCCCGCATCGACGAGCGCATCCAGCAACGGCCCCATTCCCCAGGCGTCGCTGCCGATCGAACCCGCCGCCGGGGTCAGCCCCGACTGGTGGATCCGAGCGGTCAGCTTCGCAACATCGTCGACCAGTTCCTGTCCCGTGTCGACGAAGGTCAGGTCGCCATCGACTTCGAAGCCGCTGAGCTGCGAAGCGATATCCTTTCGCCGGTCCAACACCATTCGCAGCGCCCAGGCATGCGACCAGGTCAGCCAGCGCTTGGTGTCGCGCTCGCGTCCCGCGACCCCTAGGCCGAAGAGATCGTCCCGGCCGCCGCCATCTAGGCCCACGACCACCACTTCGCAGCGGTCGAGTAACGCTTCCAGCGTCAGCCCCTCGTCGGCCGCCTCCGGCCAGAAATCCGCCGCCGCCCACCGGTCGCGCCGCAGACGCAGGCCGATCTCGACGTTCAAGTGCTTGGCGAGGAAAATCTGCCGACCTTCGCCCTCGCCCGATTCCTCTTTCTTCAGTTCGCTGGCGAGCCAGTCCTGCGTTACCGAACGCCCGATCTGGGGGTTCGTGACGTAGAAGTTCGCCGGGTCGAGGTAGGCCTCTTCCTCCAGCATCGCTTCAGGCCACTCGTACAGCACGGCCATCGATGTCGGATCATCGATCTTGCCGTCCCGCACATCGCGGAAATACGCGAGCTTGTCCTTGAACACGCCCGCCGGCGGCTCGTCGGAATGCGTCGTGATGTACAGCACGAAGCCCTCGGGCCGTGCCGCCAGGCCGCCGGTCGCCTCCCGCAGCATTGCCGCACTCTTCGGCTTCTTGCCGAACAGCCACAATTCCTCGACCAGCACGAAACCAGCCTTCTTGCCCGAAGCAGTGTCGCTGTCTGCGGCGACCACCTTCAGCTCGGCTTTCGTGACCCGGTGCCGGATCAACCGCTGGTGCTCGACCACGTGCAGCAGCTTGCTCAGCTGCTCGTCCGCATCGACCATGCCCTTGGCAGGATCGAAACTGTTCTTGGCCACCTCCAGTGTCGGCGCGAGGATCAGCAGCTCGGCATGGTCGCGCCAGTTGATGATCAGGGCGGTCAGCATGATGCCTGCCGCGATTGTCGATTTTCCGTTCTTCTTGCTGATCAGGAGCATGAACTCCCTGATCAGCCGCTTGGCCGCTTTCGCGTCGTACGCTCCGAAGATCGCCGCGACCAGGTCGAGGATCCGCTGATCGCAGACATCGCCCAGCGTCGGAAACGCTCCGTTGGACTTGCGTGGCAAGTCGGTGACCTGCAGGCTGCAGAACACGCCCAGGGCATCCGCCGCCTGGTCCGGGAAAAGCGGGGCGATCGGCACGAGGGTTTCCCCCGCCACGATCCGTTCCTCCCAGTTCGGGCAGGCAGTCGTCCATTTCATGCGCGCACCCGAACGGCCTCAACTGGCGGAGCGCTGGGCTCCGAGATTTTCAGTTCACCGCATGCGGACCGGGCCGCGGCTGATAAAGCCCGCCGACGCCTTCCGCCTGCAGCTGCTGTTCCTGTTTCTTGCCGAGCGGTGCAGCTTTCGGCTCCGGCTTCTCCGCCTTGCCGCGCGCCTTGACCTTCTCGCCCATGACCCGCGTCTGCTCGCGCTCGACCATCGCCTCCAGCTGCTTGATCGCGGAGACGCTGCCGCCCTCGGCTTCCTCCACCAGCTTGGCCATCATGCCCGATCGCACGACCAGCTCGGCTCGTTTCATCTCCGCGCACTCGCGGGAAAAAACCTTGCGCAACGTCTTCACATCGCAGCCGATCAACGGGGCCGCATCCTTTTGCGAATAGCCGCAGGCGAATAACACCATGAGACGATTGGACTTTTCGCGCGTCCACTCAAACCCCGGCCGACCCTGCCCGCGCGGAGGCTTGGGAACCCACCCGAACAAGCCCGGTGCGTCCTCCGAAATTCCGTCAGCCAAGGAAAAAATCTCCGAATGAGAGGGGCAGGGGTTATCGCGCGCCGGCCCTTTTGAACTTTCCACCTCCCCCCACCCTTCGCGCCCGAACCTCGGCGGTCTTGCGATTGTGACACGCCTGGCAGAGCAGTTCGATGTTAGCCGGGTCAAGATCGGCTCCGCCGTCCTTGCGCTCGACCTTGTGATCGCCCGTCACCCGGTGACCCGAGCCACAGCGCTCGCACCACTTGCCCCGCTCCGCCTTGATCCGGCGGACCAGCTCGCGCCATTCCTTCGACTGGTAGAACGCCTCCGCCATCTTCGGCAGCGCGCGCACCCTGCCCCGCACCGACGTCAGCCGTGGGCCAAGCCCCTTGAGCCTGCCCAATGTCGCCTCCGAAGGTTGCTGTATCTGATTGGCCGGGCGCAGCGTGTATCGCGTCAGGGGTCGCAGCGACCATGGAGGAGAGGATTGCGAACTCATCCAACCGTACGCCAGCGCCCAGCCTGACGTGAAACTTGCCGGATCACCGCTGCACAATGAAGTACAATATTTGCTGCACACTCCACGCAACCGGTTGACAAACGCACCGGCCTGCCATTCCTGCGGCCTCTAGCTGCACACTTTGCTGCACACTTTTTCGCAATAGCTTTGATAAATACGTGTTCAGTGATCTAAACCTATGATTAGAAGGTCATATGGAGCGCATTTCATCTCTCGCACTTACGGTCCTATTGGCTCTGGCATTTGCGCTCGGTCTCACCTTCGATAGCATCGTTGGATGGGTTCAGTCTTACGACACACCTTCAATCGTCGAAGCTTGCCAAGATCAGGCTGATCGCTCAGCCTGCGCAACTCTCGCCAGCGCAGAGGCTACTGCGTCCATCGCAAGGTGGACGCGTCTGGACACCCTTTTCAGCTTTTTCACAGCGGTAGCTGCTTACTTCGCCTACCGGGCGTATCGAGCGTCCGAACGCCAAGCTACAGAGAGCGAGACGGCACGCCTCCTAGGGATATCTCAGAATGCAGCGCATCTGAAGCTCGAGAAATTGTGGTTCACCAGCAGCTTCGATCTAGCTCAAAATTCGTTTTATATTTGCCCCAGCTTAGTCATCATTAATGTTGGGAAGACCAATGCGACCGACGTGTTGGTCGAAGCGGACATCACGGTTACCGTCACTACCGATCGAAAAGATTGCGCAATCGCTGGATGCAAACTCATTGAAACCTTTGACGTCTTGGTTCCGGAGAATCCGGCGATGTTTGAGGATTCTGCCACGATCAATGCTCGAACAGCGGGACTGACGCCAGACGCCCTTTTCGACATCCGCTTCATCATCAAGGTGCATTGGTCAGACTTTGCAGGCGATAGCCACTGGCGGGAATTTTCGGTCACTCGCAGGGTCCATCCGCATCTAGGCCAATACTCGATGTGCGAGATCACCCCTACAAGCCGGTCGGCGCCCACGGGTGCTTTGAGGGGTTCGCGGTCATAGGAACGCCAAGCTAACTGGCCATTCCAGCACGCTTTTCCACGAATATTACCGTTTCTGACGATCGCCGCCTTGCCACGACCAGCCCAGGCGCGCGATTATGGGGCCATGACGACGAAAGGCCGAACCCGTTGCAGGGGTCCGACCTTTCTCCGCCGGGGACAAGCCGTCAGGGGCGGGGTGCGCTGCGTCGAGCAACGCCTGCATCTGATGCAAGGCGGGCACCGCGGTCAAGGCTCTTCTTGCAAGGACATATAATGAACAGTGTTATCATAGCTTACGACCGCAACCGCGGAGACAATTACAAGCCCCTGACCGACGAACTCGAGCGAATGGGCGCCGAACGCCTGCAATTCTCGCTGTGGAAACTGGATGGCACCATCGATGCTTACGGCATCGGCCGACATTTGACCGGCTTCCTCAACGATGGCGATCGCCTCGACACGTTCAGCAGCGGGGCGTTTCATTTCAAATGGCCGCCTCACCGGAACGCCGGGACCGACAGCAGCTTGGGCGGCCTCGGGCAATTCATACGCCGATAGATCACGGGGCGCGCCGCATCGGCGCGCCCTAACCCGCCGCCAGCTCGCGCGCACGCCGGCTAGGCCACCCGTTCAGCGCACACAGCACTTCGCCCAGCGCCAGCCTGTACCGACCCTTCAGCGCGTTCGGCGTCCGCGCCCACCCGATCCAGCGCGCAATCCCGCTCCACGGCACGCGTCCGCCAGGGCCGTTATCGCCGCGGTGCAGCGCCTCGCTAGCCAGCCAGATCGCCTTGCGCAGCTGCTGGTCGCCCACCAGCCCCAGCCAAGTGGTCACCCGGTCCCGTTCGTCGACCTCGCTCGCCTCCAGCGGGGTGCGCGGCGCGCGGCTGTCCACCTTGCGCACCTGCATCACCTTGCCGCTGTCGGTCTCCACCAGCGTTTCAGACCAGTCGCCCTTGATGTCGCCCACCTCGGCCTGCGCCAGGTGCCACGGACCATCGCCGGCGAACGGCCACTGTCCACCGCCCGGGCTGCGCAGCCACAGCGCGTGCACCCGCACAAAGGCCTCTTCCAGCTCCGCAATTGTCTGCGGAACCGTGCCCGCTGCCGTTCTCGCTCCAACCAAACCGCTCATCGCTCCATTCCTTCGCCCTGCACCCGCTTTGCCTCCATTTCGAAAAACCCAAGAAACACCCGCCTTATCAGTTGCTTACCCTCCATCTTCTTCACTTGATTGGAAGAAATGGAGGAATGGAGCATAATATCGCACCACCCCCGCGCGCCCGCGCCCGCGCACACGAAGGGGCCGCAGATTTGCCTCCATTCCTCCACACGCGCAGAAATCCGCCAAAAACCGGCTCCATTTCGCATTCTTCGAAGCTCCATTGGAGCCAGACCCACCTGTTTGGAGGCTTCAGCCCCGTCGACCTGAACCGAAAATCGAAACAAAATGCGGCCATCAGTCGCCCGGCACCTGCTCGATATCGGCCGATCCGCCATCCTCGATCTCGTCCGCAGCGGTCCAGTAACCCTGCTTCACGTCATCGATGTCCACGGTCGGCTGCAGCCCGATCCACCACGCACCATTGCTGTGCTTCTCCTTGAAGCGCTTGGCCGCGATCTCCTTGGAAAAGGCCCGCTCCGCCATCTCATAGGCGCCCGTCTGGTGGCACCACGCCTGGTACAGCTCGAACAGGTCGCCCTTGCGCACCCGTATGGGCCGCGCCCGCGTGTCCTCGCCCACCTCGCAGGTCTGGCGCAGGAACCGCCCGATCGTGTCGGAATCGTCGCGGTATTCGCTGGTGGCCAGACGCACGTCTTCGGGCTCGATCAGACCGTGCTTCTTCCAGTCCAGCAGGCCGCGCATCAGCCAGGCGAAGATGCCCGCCCGTTCGGCCAGCAGCTTGTCCTTCAGCGCCTTGTCTCGCCGCGATGCGGGAATGTCGGCCTCCCAGGGCACCAGCTGCATGCGCCGCCAGATGCCGTCGCTCGTGTCCTTGATCACCGGCTTGTTGTTGCCGCTGATGGTAATCTTGAAATCGGGGAAGAAGGTGAAGAACCCCTTGTTCAGATGCCGCGCATCCACCGGGTCCTCGCCGGTCAGCTCCTTGACCAGCCCTTCGTCCAGCACCGCGCCCTTGCTCGGCTCCGATACGCGCAGGAACCGCACGCCCGGCAGCTTGGCGATCGCGGGCGTCGCCTGGTCGCCGCTCTTCTTGCCCTGGTCCAGCAGGCTCTGGATCTTCACCGTACCGGCATAATCGCCCGCGATCCGGGCGATCGTCTCCACCCAGGTGCCCTTGCCGTTGCTGCCCCCGCCATAGAAGAACGCAAGCTTCTGCTCGCCGGTAAAGCCGGTCAGGCTCAGCCCACCCCATTGCGCCAGGAACCGGCGCATTTCGGGCTTGGGCTGCACCACGCTCAGGAATTCCTCGTAAACCGGCGAATGCGCGCCCTCGCGATATTCGACATCGGCCAGCTTGGTGATGAAATCGGCCCGATCGTGCGGATGCAGCACCATCACCCATGGCGTGTGCCACTCGCTCTTGCCGCGCTCCACCTCCGCAGTCGGGCGTTTCCGCCGCCGCCGCTCCATGCGGAGCGTGCCGTTCAGCACATTGATCGCCATCCGCTCGCGGTCGAAATCGTCGACCTGCGCGACAAGGCCCGCCATGCTCTTGGCCAGCGCGCCCGCCGCGGCGATCTTGCCCGCCGCCTCGCTCGACCGCGCCCATTCGGCCAGCTTGTCCGAATACATCACCGGCACGTTGCGCTTGAAATCGACCACGAAGTCCATCTTCGCCGCCTGCTCGCGCTCGAACGCCGCCAGCGCTTCGCCCGCCAGCCCCGGCGGCGCTTCGGCGCGCTCACCGCTCGCGCGCACCAGCTGCGCCTCATTCTTGATCGCGCGCATGGTCGAAAACAGCGCCTGCATCACTTCGGGCGGCAATTGCTTCGGCTCCTCGCCCAGCAGCAGCCAGCGCCGCCCGTCCCAGCGGAACCAGCCCAGCTCGGCGCAGAACCGAAAATCCTGTCCGTGCCGGTGGATGAACCGTTCGGCATTGCCCAAGTCGGTCATGGGGAAACGCGCACACGCCCGGTCCAGCGCATCGTCAGCC